CGTGACCAGGCGTATATGGAAGCCAACGGTTGGTTCCCGCCAGACCCTATCGAAGAGTAATGAACTACGAAATTATCTCGATAGCAATTGGCGCCCTAGGAGGGATTATAGCTACATGGGTAAAGATGACAAATGAGGTAACAACAATAAAGGCTCGCTTGTTTTCATTAGAAAAACAGGAGACTAAAGTTCAACAGAGCCTTGACTTCTTAGTGGATGGAGTAAATGACATTAAGTTATTGCTTGCTAAGAAGGGTATTGAATGAGGAATTTAAAACGAATTATCTTACACTGCTCAGCTACACCAGAGGGACGCGATGTAACTGTTGATGATATACGTGGATGGCATATGCTTCGTGGGTGGGACGATATCGGATACCACTTCTGTATCTACGCCGATGGCTCAATACATAAAGGTAGAGACATCGATGTGATTGGGGCTCACACTCATTCGCATAACCTAGACTCTATAGGTGTGTGTTATATAGGAGGTGTGGACAACAACTTGAAACCCCTAGACACGATGACTGAGATGCAGGATATATCGTTCTTAAATCTGGTTAAAAGTTTACGCCTTATTTTTGGGGAGTTAAATATCCACGGACACAACGAGTATTCAAAAAAAGCTTGCCCTTCATTTGATGTTCAGGATAAGTATAAATTTTTAAACGAAACGACATGAATTTTTTAGCATCATACTGGGCCGAGATTGCGTTGGCTGTTTTGACTGCGGCAGGAACTATGACCGCGCTCACAGAAACCAAGAAGGACGACCGCATTGTAAATGTATTATCTCGTATCCTTCAAGCCGTTGTTATGGGTAAGAACCGAAAAGGGTAAGAACGTATGCCAAAGATTAGTACATACGGAACCGTCACCCCTAGTCCATCAGACTTGATTGTAGTTAGCGACGCTAACGACTCTAACGCTACCAAGAATATTAGAGTGGACTCGTTGTCTTCAGCGACAGCGCCTAGTTATTATATCGACGCCTATTCAAATACAGTAGCCACAACGACTATTTCGCAGGTGGGTACCTATGTCGATTTAAACGTGTCGCTCTCTCAGGGGCTAGCTGACGGGTACACTGCTTCAAGCAACTTGGTAACAAATAGCAACACGCCTGAAACTACTTTACTTTCTCAAGTAACTGTATCTATGACGTTGAGTGCTGGAAATAACAATGTTATCACATCTCTATTATCTAATAATGGAGTTGATGTAGTGGCCTCTACACAAGACGTAACCGCTCCTGGTTCGAGCGACGACTTTGTTTTGACTATGACGTGTATTACAAATTTATCCTACAATCAATCGCTAAAGGTTCGAATAAAAAACACCGCCGCTACAGATGTTGTTTGTAAGCACGTAAACTTCGTGGTTCACTCTATCTAAGCTATGCTTATCCGTAAAATCTCTGTAGGTCCCGACTATAAAGGCGGTGCTATGCACTACTTAGTGGGGCAAGAGATATTAGGCGGGTCGTATAAAATACACCTTATATCATACAACAACGACTCTGAGTCTATTATGATATGGATACAGCGAGGGAATAAAGTTTATTTATGGAAGGAATTCAAGAAGACAATGCCTATGTCTATTGAATATGACATTAACTTTGACTAGTGAGGTCACCATTTTCTTTTATTGCTCGTCCCGTTAACGGGAAACGATACACTAACTCGAAAGAGATTGAGGGTATGGACATTATAACTAGCACCTCTGAGGAGGACCACACGTCCTCTACAAGGGAGGCTGAGGTTGTCGCGCTGCCGTTAGGGTACGAAGGGCCTATAGAAGTGGGTGACACGCTCCTAGTGCACCACAACGTCTTTAAGTTCTATAACGACATGAAGGGCAGGCAGCAAAGCGGGAAGAGTTTTTTCCGTGACGACCTTTTCTTCGTGGATACAGAGCAGTTCTATATGTACCGTCACGACGGTGAGTGGCACGCTCACGATAGATATTGCTTCGTTCAGCCTGTCGCTCCTGAGGATTGGTTCCTTATGAAGCCCCTTAAAGAAGAGCCATTAACAGGTATTATGCGATACCCTAACGATGCGCTTATAAATATGGGCGTGCGGGTAGGTGATAAGGTGACCTTTAAACCAGACAGTGAATACGAGTTCACCGTGGATGGGCAGAAGATGTACCGTATGTACGACCACCAGATAACTACCATACTAGATGGAGTCTAAAGAACTAAAGGTTCGAATCATAGCCGCAGGACGACGAGCTGTAGAGCAGCTCATCAAGGTGGCCCAGGAGGATATTATAAAGCCCAACGAGGAGGACGAGCTGGCAGCTGATAGGTTAAAGAATGCCGCTGCTACCAAAAAGCTCGCTATCTTCGATGCGTTCGAGATATTAAATAAAATTGATTCTGAGCAGGAGCAGTTAGACTTAAGCGTATCCACCTCAGGACGAGAAGACACCAAGCAAGGATTTGCAGAACGACGGTCCAAATAAATTACATCGCGTCCTTCACGACCATGTACCTAAAAATGCGTTGGCTCGAAAGAACCAAGCTAGTACATGGGTCTATGGGTACAACGAGAAGTATGATATGGTGGTCATATCCAAGACGGGTAAGGTCGGTGATGTAATTAATATATCAGGTGTTAATATTGCGCTGCCTTTAAGTACGTCCGATATAGAACGTAAGCCTAAACGCAGTGATGAGTATTGGGTAAGGGAGCCGCTACCTAAACCGCTATCTAAAATCCAGTCTATCTTCCAGTGGAACGATATGACCGCTGTGTTTAAAGATACCTGGGTGGACTATATAGAGTCTGAGTTCGATAAGCGTGAGTCGGGTCACTGGTTTATAAATAACGGAGTACCCACCTATATCACTGGGGCGCACTATATGTATCTCCAGTGGACGAGTATTGATATTGGTTATCCTGACTTTAGGGAGGCTAACCGTATCTTCTTTATCTTCTGGGAAGCTTGTAAAGCTGACGAGCGATGCTTTGGTATCTCGTACCTTAAGATTAGACGTTCTGGATTCTCCTTTATGGGCTCCTCGGAGTGCGTTAACACGGGTACATTAGCAAAAGATGCCCGCGTAGGGGTGCTTTCTAAGACGGGTAGTGACGCGAAGAAGATGTTTACGGATAAGGTGGTGCCTATCGCCAACCGTTTACCGTTTTTCTTTAAACCTATACAGGACGGTATGGATAAACCGAAGACGGAGCTAGCGTTTCGTGTTCCTGCGTCTAAAATTACCAAGAAGAATATGCACGAGGTGGGCACCGACGATATAGTCGGCCTCGATACTACCATAGACTGGAAGAACACTGACGATAACAGTTATGACGGAGAGAAATTGCTGCTGTTAGTACATGACGAAAGCGGGAAATGGATTAAACCTAATAACATCCTCAATAACTGGAGGGTAACGAAGACCTGTCTTCGATTGGGTAGCAGAATTATAGGTAAGTGTATGATGGGGTCCACTTCTAACGCCCTTAACAAGGGTGGTTCTAACTTTAAGAAGTTATACGAGGACTCTAGCGTAGAGAAACGTAATGCTAACGGCCAAACCCTTAGTGGTATGTACTCTTTGTTTATTCCTATGGAATATAACATGGAGGGATTCATTGATAGGTTCGGTCACCCTGTATTTCATAAGCCATCGGAACCTGTATTAGGGGTTGACAACCAGAAGATTAAGAACGGAGCTATTGATTATTGGGAGGCGGAGGTAAGTTCATTAAAGAATGACCCCGATGCTCTTAACGAATTCTATAGGCAGTTCCCTAGGACAGAGTCTCACGCTTTCCGTGACGAAAGTAAATCTTCGCTGTTCAACCTGACTAAAATATACCAGCAGTTAGATTACGCAGACTCTTTAGTAAAGGAGCACTACACAACAAGAGGCTCCTTTCGGTGGAAGGATGGCATTAAAGATACCGAGGTGGTGTTCTACCCAGATAAACGTGGGCGCTTCAACGTAAGTTGGACACCGCAGAAGGGTATGCAGAATAGGGTGATTGAGAAGCACGGTGTTAAGTATGCGGGCAACGAGCACCTAGGTTCCTTTGGTTGTGACTCGTATGATATATCAGGCGTTGTGGGTGGGGGCGGCTCTAACGGGGCGCTGCACGGCATGACTAAGTTTCATATGGATGAGGCGCCTACTAATGAGTTTTTCCTAGAGTATGTGGCGCGTCCTCAAACGGCTGAGATATTTTTTGAAGAGGTGCTTATGGCCTGCGTGTTTTATGGTATGCCTATCCTTGTAGAGAACAACAAACCTAGGCTGCTATACCACTTTAAGAACAGGGGCTACCGTGGGTTCTGTATGAACCGCCCTGACAAACACTACACCAAGCTCTCGAAGACAGAGCGCGAGCTAGGTGGTATACCGAACTCCTCGGAGGATGTAAAGCAGGCTCACGCCGCTGCTATCGAGTCATATATCGAGAAGTATATAGGTATGGATATAGAGGGAACCTTTAGGGACCCTGACGATATGGGTTCTATGCCGTTCGTTAGAACGCTAGAGGACTGGGCTAAGTTTGACATCAGTAACCGTACTGCTTTTGACGCTACTATAAGTTCAGGTTTGGCTATCATGGCTAATCAAAAACACCTGTATACACCTGAGCAGAAAGAAAAAAAAATTAGTCTTAACTTCGCGAGGTATCGTAACTCTGGGAATACGAGTGAGCTTATTACATGAAGAACGTCAAAGTAAATATTTCAGCGGCAGGTTTCCCTAGTCAATTCGTACCTGATGCTGAAAAAGCCACGGAGGAATTTGGCCTACAAATCGGTCAGGCTATTCAGTATGAGTGGTTCAAGAAGGACGGTAATCAGTGTAGGTTTTATAACCAGTGGCGCGACTTCAACCGCTTAAGGTTGTACGCACGCGGTGAGCAATCCGTAGCTAAGTATAAAAACGAGTTGGCTGTTGATGGGGACCTGTCATATTTAAACCTTGACTGGACACCCGTCCCTATCCTGCCTAAGTTTATTGATATCGTAGTTAATGGTATGTCCGAGCGTCTCTTTAAGATAAACGCTTATGCTCAGGACGCGTTATCACTTTCCCGACGCAGTAAGTATCAGAATATGATACAGGGGCAGATGGCCGCGAAGCCTATGCTTCAGACTATCCAACAAAAGACAGGGGTTAATCCATTTACAATGGACCCCGATGAACTTCCTGAGACTGATGAGGAGCTACAACTCTATATGCAGCTTAAGTTTAAGCCAGCTATTGAGATTGCAGAGGAGGAAGCTATCAATACTATCTTCGATGAGAATCACTACGGAGATTTACGTAAGCAGCTCGACTATGACCAGATGGTGCTGGGTCTTAGCGTGGCTAAGCATGAGTTCCTAAAGGGGTCTGGAGTAAAGGTGTCTTACGTAGACCCCGCCAATGTTGTGTATAGCTATACCGAGAACCCTCATTTTAAAGATTGTTTCTACTGGGGTGAGATTAAGACAGTTCCTATTATAGAGCTACTGAAGATTGACCCCACCCTTACCAACGAAGATTTAGAGGAGATATCTAAGCACGGACAGAGCTGGTACGATTACTATAATGTAGCTCAGTACTATGACAACGATATTTTCTATCGAGATAGCACGACCTTGATGTACTTCAATTATAAGACAACTAAGAAGATTGTCTATAAGAAGAAGTTGTTAGAGAATGACGGCTCTCGTATGATTGAGAAGACCGATGAATTCAATCCCCCTACCGATATGATGGAGGAAGGGAACTTCGAGAAGATAGAGAAGACTATTGACGTGTGGTATGATGGCGTTATGGTTATGGGTACTAACATCCTACTTAAGTGGGAGGTAGCTGAGAATATGGTACGCCCTAAATCAGCTAGTCAGCACGCTCTTCCTAACTATGTAGCTGTTGCACCACGTATGTATAAGGGTGTTATCGAGTCTCTTACTCGTCGTATGATTCCTTTTGCGGACCTCATACAGATTACACACCTGAAGTTGCAGCAGGTTATCTCACGTACCGTTCCTGATGGCGTGTATATAGATGCCGACGGACTTAATGAAGTGGACCTAGGTACAGGTAATGCCTATAACCCAGAGGATGCCTTGCGTCTTTACTTCCAGACGGGTAGTGTTGTAGGCCGTAGCTATACGCAGGACGGAGATTACAACCAAGGTAAGGTACCAATCACCCAGTTGAACTCTAGTTCTGGTGCCAACAAAGCTCAGATGTTGATTCAGAATATGAATCACTATATGCAGATGATTCGTGATGTCACGGGACTTAACGAAGCGCGTGACGGCTCCACTCCTGACCCATACTCTTTAGTGGGCGTGCAGAAGTTAGCCGCTTTAAACTCTAATACAGCTACGCGACACATCCTAGACGCGGGCCTTTATATCTATAGGTCTTTAGCGGAGGGATTGACGTATCGTATATCTGATATATTAGAGTACGCAGACTTTAAGGAACAGTTTATTAACCAGATTGGTAAGTATAACGTCAGTATCCTAGAGGATATTAAGGAGCTATACATATATGACTTTGGTATATTTATTGAAGTAGCTCCTGATGAAGAGCAGAAAGCTATGCTGGAGCAAAACATCCAGATGGCCCTGTCTAAAAGTGATATCAATTTAGAGGATGCTATTGATATACGTGAGCTGCGTAATCTTAAGATGGCTAATCAGCTACTTAAGATGAAGCGTGTCGCTAAGCAGGAACGAGAAGAAAAGATGAAGATGCAGCAGCAAGCTATGCAGGCGCAGCAACAATTGAAATCTCAGGAGATGGCTGGTCAGATGGCTATGCAGAAAAATCAGCAAGAGATTCAAGGGAAGATGCAGCTTAAGCAGGCTGAGGTAGCGTTTGATATTGAGAAGATGAATAACGAGGCTCAGCTTAAGGCTCAGCTTATGGAAACGGAATTCAACTATCAGATGCGGCTTAAGGGCATTATGGAAAACGGAATGCAGACACGTGAGAACGACAAGGAGCAAGCGAAGTCCGACCGTATCAGTCAACAGAACACAGAGCAGTCACGGTTAATTAACCAACGCAAGAATAACTTACCTCCACAGACATTTGAGTCTAACGAGGATAGCTTGGATGGGTTTGACCTAGCTGAATTCGAGCCGAGATAAAAAATTAAATTCAATCAAATGGAAATTAAAGTACGGGCGTTAGACGACGTAGAGCCTAAATCAATACAGGAGGTAGAGTCAGCACTTCTCGAAAAGCACGAGAAAAGTTTGAATGAAACCCCTGACGAGCCAGTGGCTGAAGCGGTGGTAGAGCAGGAACTGAAAGAGGAGGATGTCCTTAGTTATATCGGTAAGCGATATGGCCGAGATATCTCTTCGTTAGATGAGCTCAACCAGGAGCGTGCTCAATCGGAAGAGTTACCTGAGGATGTAGCCGCGTACTTTAAGTACAAGAAAGAAACAGGCCGTGGTATCGAAGACTTTGTTAAGCTTAACAGAGACGTAGATACAGTTGACCCTAACACTATGCTAAAGGAATACCTTATGGCTACAGAGGAGGGGTTAGATGAAGAGGACATCGATTCTGTAATGCAGGAGTATGATTACGACGAGGAGTTAGACGATGAAGACTTTATCAAAAAGACTAAGGTCGCAAAGAAAAAAATTATTGCTAAGGCAAAGAAGCACTTCAATGAACAGAAGGAGGCATATAAGGTTCCCCTTGAGTCAAGCGGGAGTCTTTCTCTAGAAGACAGCGAAGAGTATCAGAGCTATAAGCAGTATGTTGAACAGTCAAAGACTTTTCAAGAGGAGCAGACGCGTAAGGCAGAGTGGTTTGGCCAGAAATCCGATGAGGTTTTCGGCAACGAGTTCAAAGGTTTTGAGTTCGCTATAGACGACAAGTCGTATGTATTTTCTCCTGGAGATAAGGCAGAGTTAAGGAAGTTGCAAGACACTCCGCAAGCTTGGATTAACAAGTTCGTGGATGACAAGGGCCTCGTTAATGACGCTGTGGGTTACCACAAATCTTTGGCCGTGGCGATGAACCCAGAGAAATTTGCTAAGTTCTTTTATGAGCAAGGTAAATCAGAGGCCGTGGATGATGTGATGCGTAAGACAAAGAATATCAATATGTCTGAGCGTAGCACACCTCAAGCGGTATCGAAGGGTGAGTTTAGTGTTAAAGCTATCAACCCAGATTCGGGGCGAGGCTTGAAAGTTCGAAGTGTAAAACGCACTTCTTAATTATTTAAAAAGAAAAAATGGCAGTTAAAACAGACCCAGGATTTGGCTTGCAGCCAAGCGCTCAGCAAGTACCCACAGCAACAAATTACATTACCAACTTTGATTTCTTGAATCAGTATCTCCCTGATACTTACGAGAAGGAATTCGAGCGATATGGTAATCGTACAATCTCTGGCTTCTTACGTATGGTAGGAGCCGAGATGCCTTCTAACTCTGACCTTATCAAGTGGGCAGAACAAGGACGTCTCCACGTAAAGTATACTGAAGTAACAGCAACAGCAGCAGCAGCGGCTACTACTAACGTGTACACAATTCCTGCAACGAATGCTAACCCAACGCCTTTTAGCGCGAATAATGCTATGGCTCTCCGTAATGGACAGACCGTAATTATTTCTCGTACTACTGGAGCACCTGGTTTATTTAAAGCCGTTGTAAGCGGTGTAGATACAACTAATCAGCAATTCACAGCTAACTATTACACGGCTACTGGGCCAGTTGTAACTGCTGGTGATAAGTTTACTGTATTCATCTATGGCTCTGAGTTTAAGAAAGGAACCTCTGGGATGGAGGGTTCTTTAGAGTCTGACGATATCTTCTTCGAGAATAAGCCAATCATCATCAAGGACAAGTACGCTGTCTCTGGTTCTGACATGGCTCAAATCGGGTGGGTTGAGATTCAAACCGAGAACGGAGCTAACGGATACCTATGGTATATGAAGTCAGAGCATGAGACACGTCTTCGTTTCGACGACTACTTGGAGACTGCTATGATTGAAGCTGTACCTGCTGTACAAGGCGGAGGTGCTGATGCCTTGTTGGGCAATGGTGCTGCTGCTGGTGCAACTGGCGCTGGTTCAGAAGGTATCTTCTATGTAGTTAACAACCGAGGTAATGTATACGGAGGAGGTAACCCAACTACGTTGGCTGACTTTGACACTATCATCTCACGATTGGATAAGCAAGGCGCTATCGAAGAAAATGTAATCTTCGTTGACCGTCAGTTTAGCTTTGATATCGACGATATGTTGGCTGCTCAGAACTCTTACGGAGCAGGTGGTACTTCTTACGGTCTCTTCGACAACGATAAGGACATGGCCCTCAACCTCGGATTCACTGGATTCCGTCGTGGTTATGACTTCTACAAGTCTGACTGGAAGTATTTGAACGACCCAACTATGCGTGGTGGATTGCCTACTGCAACTGGTTCAGGACGTATCAACGGCTTGTTGGTTCCTGCTGGCTCTACATCTGTATATGACCAAATCCTAGGTAAGAACGCTAAGCGACCTTTCCTTCACGTTCGGTACCGCGCTTCAGAAACTGAAGACCGTCGTTACAAGACTTGGATTACTGGTTCTGCTGGTGGCGCCGCTACTAGCTCTCTCGACGCAATGGAAGTGAACTTCCTCTCTGAGCGTGCTGTTTGCACCTTGGGAGCGAATAACTTCTTCTTGTTCGAAGCATAATAAACTGAGGAATGAGGGGGGACTACGGTCCCCCCTTCTTCTATTTTAAACTTTAAATCTTATCTAATGAAAAGCAAAGCCCCCCTGGTAGATAGAATCTACCGACTCACTAAGGAAGAAGCGCCATTGGCGTATATGATTCCTGCACAAGGTAACTCCCGTACACCGCTGCTATATTGGGATGACGACGCTGGAGTTAATAAAACTCTACGCTACGCCCGTAACCAGAAGTCACCCTTCGCGGATGAGCAGGACGGCAACGTGGTTTTAGAACCTATCGTATTTGAGGATGGATTCCTTTCGGTCTCTAGACAGAATCCAGTCCTACAAGAGTTCCTTCAGTACCACCCTTTAAATGGTATTAAATTTGAGGAAATTAATAATGAGCGCGATGCTCATAAAGAGTTAGAAGCGGTCAACCTAGAGGTAGACGCCCTTATCCAATGTCGTGAAATGTCTATCGAGCAGATTGAGAATGTAGCTCGTGTGGTATTTGGCATGGACCCGTCGTCTCAAACTACATCTGAGCTACGTAGAGATATGCTCATCTTCGCCCGTCATAACGCTGAGTCTTTTCTACAGGCTGTTAATGACCCTGAGCTTAACTTTAACGCTTCTGTACAAGGGTTCTTTGATAAAGGACTTCTTACATTCCGTAAGAACAAGCAGGAGATTTGGTTCAATACATCTACCAATAAGAAGAAGATGCTTACCGTTCCATTTGGTGACGACCCTATGACAGCGGCTGGCGCTTATCTTATGGGTGACAACGGGCTAGACCACTTGAGTATGCTTGAGTCTGCTGTATAGATACACACGGTTTATATACGAGAGAAGAGGGGTTAATAGCCCCTCTTTTTTTATTGTATATTTGTGTCGATAATTTTTTCTAACGCATAATTTTTTACCATGCAAAAGTATATCAAAGTCACGGGCATTGCGACCCATGACACAATGATTCTACCCGCGTTTGACGTGTACAATGTCCAGATTGGTACATCGTCTCCTTATACAACTGTTGAGATTCAGTATATGAACTCTGCCGCAGCCTATGACGTTATGACAATTACCTTTGCTTCAACAACTGATGAGAATCAGAGTATTGCTATGGGAAATTTCGTAAAAGACTTACTTGTTGAGGTTCAACAAGACAGCTACACCAAGCCTATGCTTACGATTGACGCCTCAGCTTTTCCTCAAACAGTTACTAATGTTGCTGGCCCTACGGCTGGTTAAATAAATATATTATGGTAAAGTACATCACTCTTACACTCCCCTCAGGTCAGGAGGTTCCTATCCCTTTGCAGGGTCTTGCTCATATAGATACGACAAGCTCTACTCAGTTAAGTCTTAAATATTTCAACGCGACGTCGACTGGCCTTATACTAATTACTCATGATGCGGATGTAACCGCTAATCAGTTTAAGTTGTTTATGACACAGCAAGTTGAAATGGCCTTAGCTAGTAACTGGAGAGAGGTAGAAAGCAAACCTACACCTCCCACTGCGATTAGTGCCATTGCTATTACTCCTTGATATTTAAGAAAATAGAAATAAAGGAGGGGCTTAGGTCCCTCTTTTTTTTTTCTTATTGTGCTTCATTGCAAGCGAAAATATCGGCCCCTTTTTTTTGGCTATCTTTGAGCAAAGGTTGACCTATGATAAACTCAGTCAGAAACACTGTCCTGTCGATACTGAATAAGAACAACTACGGGTATATATCACCAGCAGATTTTAACTTATTCGCTAAGCAGGCACAGTTAGAGATATTCGATGAGTACTTCTCGGATTATAACAAACAGCTCAATAAAGAGAACGCTCGTAAGTCAGGTACGGGGTACGCTGATATTGCAAAAAGCCTTATCGAGGTAATTGATTTCTTCTCTGTCACTAATGACTTAGCTAACGTAGCGGACAATACCTTCTCACTGCCATCGCAGCTAACTACAGGTGATGACTACTACCTTTTAAATAAGGTTTTGTGTTATGACACTACCACTACACCACGGACGTTACGTGGTGAGGCTGAGTACGTTACACATAGTAATATCACATTGCTAAATACATCGCAGTTAACGGCCCCTTCTATAAATTACCCTGCGTATACCACGGAGGGTGGCCTTCTAACTGTATTTCCTGCGTCTTTTAATACAGCCAGTTCTATACAGTGTCAGTACATCCGCTATCCTAAAGCTCCGCAGTGGACGTTTTCATCGGTTGGTGCAGGCGAGCCTATATTCAATCCTAACGTTTCGGGATACCAAGACTTTGAGCTGGCTATAGACGATGAGTACCGACTGGTCAATCGTATATTACAGCAGTGTGGTATCTCGATTCGTGAGGGTGATGTGTATCAGTACGCCAATAGTGAGGAGATACAGAACGACCAACAACAAGGATAATGGGTTATATATCTGACTATCAGTACTATGAGAATGGCGGTGCCAATCCAGAGGATGCTAACTGGGGTAGCTATCAGTACGTCTCTTTGTTCGATATTGTAACGAACTTCTTGTTGATGTATAACGGCAATCACTCGTTGATTAATAACGAGGAGCGCTATAAGATTATATTCCACGCTAAGCGTGCGGTACAGGAGTTGAACTACGACGCTTTTAAGGAGATTAAGATATTACAGCTTACTGTTTCTGACCAGCTGCGTTTTGTATTGCCGCAGGACTACGTCAACTGGGTTCGTATCTCTACATACCGAAATGGATTGCTGTATCCTTTGAGCGAGAACATCCAAACTAACTGGAGTGGGGCTTACCTACAGGATAACAACCTACGAATTTTATTTGATGAGCAGGGCAATGTGTTAAAGCCTGAGAACTCCCCTATCGATATGGATAGGATTAGCGGTTCTAAGCGGAGTATCTATCTCAACGATAACAGCGCCTACAATAACTCAGAGGGCTGGTGTGTTGACGGACTATGGTACTTTGACTACGGTATTGGCGGTCGCTACGGACTTAATACAGAGACGGCTAACGCTAACCCCACCTTTGCTATAGACAAGCAGTCAGGCGTTATCAACTTCAGCTCTGGTGTATCGGGTGAGTCCGTGGTATTAGAGTATGTTTCTGACGGTATGATGGGTGGTGATGACAGCCAGGTTATGGTCAACAAATTATTTGAGGAGTACGTGTACGCTTATATCCAGTACGCTATCCTCAACTCTAAGTTGGGCGTTCAGGAGTACGTGGTTAGCCGCGCTAAGAAGAACAAGTCAGCATTGCTTCGTAATGCTAAGATTAGAATTAGTAATATCCACCCAGGTAGGTTGCTTATGAATCTTAGGGGACGGGACAAGTGGCTGAAGTAACATGGCAAATATTGTAAGAAACTTTGTTCAGGGTCGTATGAACAAATCATTGGACGAGCGACTCGTCCCCAATGGTGAGTATATAGACGCGTTGAATATTCGGTTGGGCTCTACTGAGGCTTCCGAGGTGGGCTCAATAGAAAATACCAAGGGCAATACTCGGATTACAACACTTCAGTTTATTGATGTATCAGACACGTATAACGGCACGTCATTAAGTGCGTCCGCGCGTTGTATAGGCTCGTATGCTGACGGCGCTAACGAGACCATATACTGGTTTATACACGATTCTGCTTACACGGCTTCGGGCGACGGCGGTGCTATAAATAACCCAACCAATAAGCTAGACCTTATTGTATCGTACAACACTGTAAGTGAAGCCCTTGTATACCACGTCGTAAGTATCAATGATGGGTCAGGAACAAAGACCACGCTGAACTTTGACGATAAGCACCTCATAACGGGTGTTGACCTGGTAGAAAACCTACTATTCTTTACTGACGATTACAACGCCCCTCGACGTATAAACGTAAATAAGGACTACACTAACCCTGAATTGGTTGGCGGTGTATATATAGACCAGTTCTCAGATGAGTCCATCCTTGTCATTAAGAAACCGCCTGTAGACTCACCTTCTGTATTATCATTTCAGGCACCTGGTATCGCCGAGGAGAACTTTATGGAGGAGCGGTTTATCTGTTTCGCTTATCGCTATAAGTATGAGGACAACGAGTACTCGGCCACCTCTCAGTTTACGGCTCCCTCTTTTATTCCTAACGGGTATAACTTAAGTATAGAGTCGTACCTCAACGAGGGTATGATTAACTCTACAAATGCCTGTACTGTTACATTTAACTCAGGGGGCCCTTTAGTCGTAGGTATTGACCTACTGTTCAAGGAGATGAACAGTAGCACTATTAAGGTTATTGAGAAGATTAATAAATCTGACCTTGGGTATGAGGATAATGAAGACTACACCTTTAATTTTTCTAATAGTAAGATATTTACATTGCTTCCGTCGTCGGAGATATTACGTCTGTATGATAACGTCCCTCGATTTGCTAAGGCGCAAACCGTTATGGGTAATCGCTTGGTCTATGGTAACTATATAGACGGTTATAATTTACTTAGCCAGAATGGATACCCTATTAAACTTGAGTACGAGGTGGAGCGTATATCTAGGGAGGGCGGGGTCTTTGACCTGGTGAGCGCCTCTACTACAAGCGCGGGTGTATATACCATTGACCCTGACCAATCTCAGCAGAGTGTACCGAACGGGGTTCTCAATGTAGATTTTAGCTCCGTGGTATTTAACTCAGAGTTTGTTTCTGGGTCGGTAATAGACATTGGGATTACTCTTAATCACGCTCAATGGAGCTATGACGCCCCTGCTAGCGTTGGTACTAAACCCCAGACCTCAGGGGTGAACGTAAACTTTTCTTATACACTACAGCAGAACTTCGCTAGTTTAGACGCTTTGTTTAACAGCGCTGACTTTCAAGAGAAGATAGGAACCAACGCTAATATCCTGCCTGTTTACGCCGCAGACCCTGCTGAAACTTCATGCGACGGAATTACGTTTACCGATAGATTTAACTGTGCTGTACCCGCGACGATACCAGGAGGTAACCCTGACCCTTCGTATAAATACTCCAGTGGTATTAACGCGCTAGAGCAGGCTATAGTTACTTCTATTAACGGGAATGTAATTAGTTTTCAGTTTCCTGCTATGCGCTTTGTAAATAATCAATCGGCGCCGTTAAGTAGTTTAAATGTATTTGAGTACTATAACATTAGTATTAACGATTTACAGTTTAGGTCGGTACTGAACCCTACAAGTCTCCATAGCAACCGTGACTATGAGGTAGGTATTGTGTATATGGATGATTATAACAGAGCTACTACGGCTTTGGTTAGTCAGAATAACACCATCCACGTACCGTGCGCTAACTCTGTTGACCAGAACTATATCAAGGCGACTAAACCTGTGCAGCAATTGCCTCCTTCGTTTGCTACACGATATAAGTTTGTTATCAAGCCTGACCGAGAGAACTACGAGACGGTGTACTCTAGTATATTCTTTAACGAGGCCCTTACTAACAACACCTACTTCTTACTGGAGGGAGAAAACTCACAAAAGGTAGAGACGGGTGATAGGCTTATTGTAAAACGTGACGTTGACAGTGCCGTCTCCTCGTGTGAGTACATTACTGTATTAGAGAAGAAAGCGCAGGAAGAAGACTTTATTACTGTCACAGGTGTGGATGTTGTACCTAGTGGAGTCTATATGAAGGTAGGCTCAGCAGCGGTTAATGTATCAAATACAACAAACGCCTTTTTTACAGGCACCCCTTCTCTACAGACTACAACAGCAAACGCTAATAACGACGCTCCACTTCAGGTGTATGAAGGTCTTAGTAGTAGCATGGCTATACCTGCTGGAACTATACTTAACTTAAATCAAAAATTTGAGCGAAGGGGCCGAAATGATGGTCAAGCTAACGGCTGCAACCGTAGGGTATACACATTAAATAAAGTATGGGTAGCCTCACAGGATTACACTGATATTGTGGAGTGGTTTACGGGAGACAATATCTCCGCCACTTTAAATGACGGAGTACAGGAAGTGGGCGGCGACACTACAGAGGAGTTGACTTTTGATTATGAGGGAGTCACCACTACTACCGCTAACAACTACGGTCTAGGTCAGACAACGAATATTCAAAATGTATACGACCTAAAGTGCACGTGGTATAGACCTACGGGAGGCTCCGTAATTAAATGGATTACTCGCGGTACGGAAGCGTGTGGAAGGAGTGATAAAAAAGAATCTCAGATTCGTACTCGATGGCAGATATTTACCGCCGAGGATACCATTGTATTTGAGACGCTTCCCTCTGACGCTTTACCTGATGTATGGTATGAGTCGAGCGTGTCCTACCCTATTACGGGTGGGTTTCATGCGGGTGGAGGTATCACTCAGAACCAGAGCGATACAATTCCAGCACTTATAGACCTTAAGTTCTTTAATTGTATTTCTTTTGGCAACGGTGTAGAAAGTTATAAGATACGTGACTCGATTATCGGTAAGGCTATTAACCTAGGTAACCGTGTTACTTCGGTAAGCGCACAGGATTATAAGGAGGCTGACCGTTTTGCTGACCTTACCTATAGCGGTGTATTTAATAACGAGTCTAACGTAAATAAACTCAACGAGTTTAACTTAGGTCTACTGAACTTTAAACCACTGGAGGAATCCTTTGGCCCTGTAGAGAAGTTGTTTGCTAGAGAGACTGATATACTTACCCTTCAGGAGGACAAGATATCGTATGTCATGGCAGGCAAGAACTTGCTGTCTGACAGCACAGGGGGTGGCGTTGTGGCCTCTGTTCCTGAGGTGTTAGGAACGCAGATATCACGTATAGAGAAGTTTGGCATCAGTAATAACCCAGAGAGCTTTGCTGAGTGGGGGCCACATAAGTATTTTACTGACGCCAAACGAGGGTCCGTCATCCATTTAACGGGGTCGGCAGCGCAGAACGAAACCTTAGAGGTTATCTCTGAGGCTGGTATGCGAAGTTGGTTTAGGGACTTATTTATATCCAGCTTTAATACGCAAAAGATTGGGGGGTTTGACCCTTATATGAACGAGTATGTGCTAAGCAGTAATACCCAGGCGCTGCCGTTAACCGTTAAGTGCGCTGAGTGTGGTATTACAGAGCGAATTACCGTACCCGCAGCTGGCCTTAGCTTATGCTACAATCTCGGTGAGTTGGTTGGTGACGTAGATGTTTCGTATACCGTATTTCAAATTGCGTCGGGCGATAGCTTTGATATTACAGCTACCTATAACTCAATTACTACAACGCCTGCTAGTAATGTTAGTGCCAACGGAAGTTTTACAGTAAATAAAAACTCCGTTGCAGCTACTCAGCTTGATTTAGATTTCGTTAATAACGGGTCAACTCCTATTGTTCTAGGTATAACTGTAAAGTGCCCTACTGAGGTGCCTCTCACTCTCATACAGGTAGCTGTGACATCGTTGAATGACGCCACTAAATTTATCCATAACCAATATCGATGGACGGACAGCGGAGCATTTACATCAGCACTTCACTCTACCCAGATGGAGTTCTCTTCAGCGGCTAACTTCCCGTTGGTTTCTCAGTACACTGTTATAACAGGTTCTCAGGGAGCTAATATCATCCCGTCGGACACGGCTTCTGTAAAACTTATTTCCAATAAGATACAGCCTGACGACTACGATTTCGATACCACGACTGATAGCTTTAAGTATCTAAGAAGCAATACGTTATATAACAATAACGAAACTGACATATCAATTCTTCTTAGCCTTGCTTCAACGGCCACCCCTATAGACAGTACGCTTGCTCCTAATCAGTACTCGTCATCGTTTAATATGGTTGACTCTAACGATAGCTATCTTTATTTAATTTGGGACTATAGGAAGATGACACCCGCTGCGTTGTGCTTTGGAAACAAACCACAGGATGCGTGTTGCGATTGCGTGTGTGGCTCAGGTACTTGTACTGAGTATCTCATTACCAACTCTGGGTCAGCTAGTGTAGTGGTTAGCTATAACGAATGCGCTGGAGGCACCACTAGCTACCAAACTATAACAGCTAGAAGCAGTGGCTCTGTATGTAGTCGAACCCTTCCTGTTGTAACTACAGGTACTGTAGCTACGGTAAGTATTAGTGTAACTAAATGTGACTGCACTTAAATTTAAATCATGGGCGTAATAAGCAACTACTTTCTAAACGGAACGACACTCGCTACATCAACAGGTGTATTCACTAACGTAGGGCTAACCACTTGTGCTGCTTCAGGTAATTATTCCGACGGGGTTATCGTAAGATATCTAGACAACGCTACCTGTACATTAGGTCCCTCTACCTCGTGCCCCTCGTGTGCCTCTGACTGTGATGGTGTCGAGATAACACATCGAGGAACCGAGGGTGTCTACGATATCACCACCAACTTAGGCGCAGACACGGGGGCTATTGTTATTAAGTACCTCCCTGGAGATGTCCCTGACGGTATGTACGCGGTGTATAACGGGGTTACGTATAACGCTTTTAGCTCAGAGATTGACGGCTACCATAAGACATCTACACTTAATGGTGTTACATACCTAGGTAATTCTACATCAGGTATTTGTGCTACCACTATTACAACAGAAAGCCCGTACACATTACCTGATTATGTATACTCAGGTGGGGCTTTCGCGGCTACGGGGTCTTCCTCGGCGGTCACTATAGCAGGGGGTGATGTGAGCTTTAGTACTCAAGACCCTAAGAGCTGCTATATGGTAATCCCTAAGTCGGCTACCACGCCCTCTACCCTTCAGATTACAGTAGTTAGCTATTGTAAGTCTGCCTCATGGGGGGTTAAGGTAGCTTGTGCGACTGCTCTTCCTTCGTTCTCTTCCTCTTTAGTAGGAGGGAGCTGTAGCTCTGTTGAAGACCAGACGTTCTATCAAGCTACGGTGAAAAATACCCCTGGTATATTAGCTGTAAATGACTGGGTCTTTAGTGACTCTTTAGGGACAAATATATTAGCTACAGGTGATTATAAAGTAACAGACAGCGCACCTACTAGTTCTGTTATAACCGTGGCTAACGGTGTTATTACGAATCTTGTTGCTTGCTAAAAAATAAGCTATGCCTGTACCTGAAGGGAACTACACATTGACTTTTAGCCCACCTGCGCGGGGGTGGCCTTCTTTTTATTCCTATATCCCTGAGTGGATTCAAGGTATGAACCAGTACCTATACACATTTAGTGGGGGTAACCTATGGCAGCACAACACCAACGAGTTACGTAATAATTTCTACGGTAGTCAGGACTCTTCTAAAATGGAGAGCGTCTTTAACGCCGAGCCTATTATGAATAAGCTGTTTAAGACAATAGCTTACGAGGGAGACCACGCGTGGAAGGCTGAGTTGGTTACTGAGCTACAGACACCAGGTGTTATTGAGGCGGCTTTCTTTAAGCAGAAGGAGTCAGACTGGTTTGCCTTTATCCGTAACAGCGCGGACCCTGGTACAGTGGGAGATGACTTCGCTAACTATGACCTACGCTCTGTCAATGGTATAGGTAATAGCTTGACTACTGTAACGGGAGCGACTACGACGACTATCAACTTCCCTCTGACCACCAGCATAGGCACTATGATTACTGGAGGTGACGCTATCTATTACGCAGCTCCAGGCGCTACTATAACTCCCGTGTTTGTGGGTACGGTACAGTCTATCAACGTGGACCTCCCTAACGGAATCAATAACCTTGTGGTTATCGGTACAGTAGTGGTGCCTGACGTAAGTTTTATCCTGTATGTGAAGAACCAGGTAGCTGAGTCTCACGGTGTGCTAGGCCACTACTGTGTATTCACCTTGACCAACTCTGACACTGAGGCGGTAGAGCTTTTCGCAGTGAAGTCGGAGGTCATGAAATCCTTCCCGTGAAATTCTTACCTTTGAATTAGTATGGGGATAGCACAAACATTAGAGACTGTAAAGAAGTTACTCAATAAAAAAAGGAGTGGCCCAGAGTCTGTCTTGTCTTATATCCATGAGGATAGGGGTTTGTTATGGGAGAATATAGAAGATTTTACTCAGCGTATATTGGCTCAGGAGGGGGCTGTCGTTCACCATACTAAAGAGATGGAGGAGACTATGCCTTTAAAGCACCACCTAAAGGACGGGTTATATACTAGGGAAATCTTTATGCCTAAAGGCTCGTTGGTTGTTAGTTACATCCACAAGCAAGACCACCCTTCGTTCTTCTTATCTGGCGATATGTCAGTGCTTATGGACACGGGTGAGGTAAAGAGAATTCAAGCACCACTTACGGTGATGACTGAGACAGGTACTCAGCGCGTGGCTTATATGCACGAGGACTGTACTTGGGCCTGCGTATATAGGACCGATAAACAAACCATTGAGGAAGCTGAGCAGGACGTGTACACTACGGATTATCGTACGCTTCCTGAGCATATCATACTAAACAAGAAATTATTATGTCAGGAATAATCGCATCGCTAGCCCTAACAAGCATAACTACTGGCGCTTCATTCTATCAAGCTGGCAAACAGCGTAAGTTAGAAGATAAGGCTAACGCTGACGCAGCTAAAGCTATGTCTGAGGCGAGAAAACGTCTGGATGTAAACTACGCTGAGGCGAAGTCTATTAAGAAAGAACCATACGAGTTAGAGCGGGAGGCGAACTTGGTCGTTGCGGCTGACGCTATGCAGGCGGCTCGTGAATCCGACCCTCGTGGTAGCGCTGCCACCGCTGGGCGTGTAGCTATGGCCGCTGGTCAACAGCAGGCTGGCACCCGTACTGCGATGGGTAACGAGCTCACGCAGATAGAGGATGATATTATAGCTGAACAGAGTAGGCTTCGTGATATAAATACTGAGCTTGACTTAGGTGAGGTGGCTGGAGCTCAAGAGGCAGCGCGAGATGCTCAGGTAGCTAGAGCAGCCAACATACAGGCTGGGGTTACTGGAGTAGCTAGCATGGGCCAGCAAGCGATGGAGATGGCTCCGCTATACGCGAAGACAGCCAACGTAAGGAACGACGCTAAGATGCAGAAGTTATTCATGCAAAACAATAAAGGCGCAACGTCCGCTGATTACAGGAATTCTCTTGCTCAAGCTGGCATCATAGGTGGTGTTGACTTCTCTTCTGTAGGGGGTATGAATGACCAACAGTATGGCTCCTTTATCGGCGGCCTGGACAATAACGCAATGAAGGGTATGGCTCGGTCTAACGCCTTCAACTACGCTATGCCTCAGGCTCAGCAGACCGTACCAGGGGTGGTGACTATGCCTGGCGTACAGGGACAGCAAACGAATCTTGGAAATCAAGTAATCGGTATGCCTCAGAATGACTTTTACAACATGAACCCTTTCGGATAATGACTTACTATAAGAGAGCTCAGAGGAGTGCTGCTACTCAGGTAGACTGGGGTAAAGTAGGGCAGGATATGACCAAGATGATTGCCACTGAGCGTGGTATTCGCGATGGTATGAAGGCCGAACTGGACCAACAAGCTAGGGACCAAGCTGAGATGTTTGCTAGCCCGCCACTAGGTGAGCACCAGGACGCTAATCGTTATGTCACTCAGTTCTCTAATGACCTATCGGAGTACGCTCTTATCACGGAGAACTTATTGAAGTCTGGTCAGATGAGGGTCAGCGACTATACCAATATCAGGGCAAACCTAGAACAGGGCACTAACGATGCGTTCAGTATGGCGACGGAGTACCAGAACGAGTATGCTGACAAGATGGAGCGCCAAAAAAATGGAGAGGCTCAGGCTCTTGAAGCATATCTGATGGCTACAGCAGAGGGGTTTGGTAACTTTAGTAGTACAAGTCTTTTCATTGACCCAGCTAATGGGCAGGTCAATGCAGCTAAGATGATTACTAACCCTGAAACAGGGGTACAAGAGATGTCCACCAGCCCTAACGACAGGTTGAGAGTGAATGACCTGAAGATGCGTATGAAGGCAAGGTACGACGCCTTTGACATGGAGGGTTCTCTAGCTTCTAGCGTGGATAACCTAGGCGCTAAGGTAAAGGTGATGATGAAGGGTAATGTAAAAACCCTTGAGTCAGCTATGAATAGCCCTGAGTATCTCAATATGGAAAGGGACCTGGTTAACCAACAGCTTGCGGTGCCCACCAATACCAGCTCTATCCTAACCAATATCCGAAAGACTAACGATGAGGGGACTCCCTTTGGTTTTACGTCTGATTTCCAGGAGGCGGCTAACGACCCGTCCCTGATACTATTGATTGACAACCCCGAACAACCTACGTCTGGTGCGCCTATCCCTGGGTTCGACGTAGAGATTAAAGCCAACCTTGACGCCGTCCCTCCTGTCACACAGGAGATGGCCGATAAGATTAACGCCAACCGAGAGAGCCAGGTAGCTATGGCGAAGGAGACGGTAACCAATCGTTTGCGTGGAATGCTTGACGAGAAAGAGACGGCTCGACCTGAGAAATGGTGGGAGAAAAGCTCTCAAGCTGAAGCTCGGTCAGGCTCAGAAAAAACTGAAGAACAGGCGGTGGGTTCATGGAATCAAATCTTTAACGCGACCAGCGCTGAAGAGCGGCAGATGGCAGCTGATAAAGCGTTGAGCGAACCAGGCGCGGTAAGTAGGGATATAAGAGACCTTGACTTTACAACCGACGGACAGTATACCGTTACCTATAGTAACGGCACCTCTCGTACAATCAATCTACCAGAGGATGTAACTCTTCAGCAGTGGGCTGAGTTGGGCAACACTGTTCATGGGGTGAGCAATGTGACCGAGGTGATGGAGCGTTCAGGTGGTGGCGACCCCTCATCTACTATGGTTAATAAGGATTTCTCTGGTACGAGGGCTGGAATTACTGACGCACCCACTCAGATAACAGGCTACGATGAGGTGGTTGGTAAGTCCAAGAAGTCTCCACGTAATGCATACAATGAGGCACTAGGGGAGAACCCTGAGGACCCTGAGTTCTCAGTCATGGCTACGGCTGCTCAGTCAGCTCTAGCTACGGCGGGACTTCAGTCCACTGTTAGATTTGTAAATGAAAACGACATCCCTAGTAGTGAAGGGCTGTTAGGAAACGACAACGACGCTATCGAATACTTTGTGCCTAGCGTAATGACGGAGCCTATATATATACCTGATGATAGAGATGTTCCTAAGTCAACGATGGAAGAGGTAAATAAGATGGTGCTTGACGCTGCAAAAACGGGGCGAACTATTACCACTAAGGACTTTCGTTCTATCTTTGATGGAGCCACGTTCGATGCCTACAATAACGAGAAAGTTAGAGAGGCTAGACAAGGACAGTTCGGAGCGCCTGGCGCGTCTGGAGCACCAGCTACGACCAACCCAAACGGTACTAGGGATACAAGTGGATATTAATAAATAGTCATGAACGAACAAGCAGTTAAGGACTCGTACGAGTTGTTTAAGACAGGGGGCTACGCCAAATCTTTCGATGAGTTTGTAGAGCTTATCAATACAAACCCTCAAGCTCTTCAAGATTCTTACGACTTGTTTCAGACGGGTGGTTATTCCAAGAGTATGGATGACTACCAAGCCTTGATGGGCTTAAAAAAAAAAGACGAGCCTATGGATTCGTCATTGGACGATGGTTCTTTGGAGCCGTCCGTTCAACTCGTTGACCAAGCACCTAGCCTATCTGAGTCTCTCGACGTAGTAACCCCTGGCCTTATAGCTCAGGAGGAGGAGCAGGTGGTTCCTGATATGCGTAAAGAGTTTGGGAAGTATGGATTTACTTTCAACGAATCAGGTATCGGCGATGCAATGTCCGTCACTACTACCGACGGTAGCGCCTCTATCGACGTGGACCTAGACACGTTTACTGATGCAGGGGCTGAGGTAGAATCGCAGCGTCTACGTCAGTTTATGAATGCTAACGCTACCGCACCTGTAGAGTTAGACACCGATAACGTACTAGACAAAGCTTACCGTGCTCAGAATATGAGGGCGGAAGCTATGCGTAATAACGACGGCACCGAATCCACGGTGGAGTTTATGTCGTACGAACAAGACGGTCAGTACAAGGTGGCGCCTACTCTATTCCCTATCAACCCTGACAACTACAACTCAGACGGTAGAACGTGGATGAGGTTGGGTACGGACGAAGCTATCCAAACAGCTGAATCGCGTGGTGAGGTATTTACTTTTGACACTGAGGAGGAGGCTAATGCTTTTGCTGAGGGCAGCTGGAAGGACGTGGCCCCTGTAGAGATTGAAGCTCAGCATTTCTTTCGTGAAAGGAATAGAGATTATGGCTCTGACCAAGCAGCACTACAGGAGTACGAGGCTTTACGTGACGAGCGTATCTTCTTAGAGGACAGTGACAACGTTGAGTTAGAATCTCTTAATGAAGAAGAGAAGGCTTTGTATAGTCAGCACTACACTAACGGCGTACTACGTAAAGACGTAGAGAGCTATGTGGATTCTATCGAGCAGCGAGAGGACACCCTCTTCGATGCGGTTATGGATGACGAGGCTATGACAGCACGTGAGGACTTCGATGTATACCTCAACCAGCGTCAGAATAAAATAGCTGGTCAGGCGGCTAGTATTAATCAATCATCACGCGCTAAGGAGGCAGCTATTCAGAAGAATTCTATGGCTTCGTTCGGTATACCCGTGGAGGAGCTAGTAAAATACGAGCCTAAGAATGAGCAGGAGCTTGAGTATGCTAATAATCTAATCGCTGAATTCAACTCCAATAAGCAGGTGCAGCAGCAGGCGGCTATGAAGTATGACCAAGCGAAGACTTACTTAGACGCTAAGCACGATAAGAATGTATACGCTGAGTTTACTGAGAACTGGCAGGGATTTACTGACGGTGTTTCTAACGCGTGGAACTCAGGGTGGGCAGCCGAAGCTATGATG